CAAGAGGTTCTGATTCTCCATCTCTCTTGACAACATTGATTTTAGTTGCTTCTGCTACTGGTGTCATACCTTTTTCCATTCGCTAAGTTTAACGTGTGCTTCTAATCCGTCGTAGGTGTTAAATTCTACCAGAGATTGTACATTATGTCCAGAGATTGTCATATCATTAAGATCTTTCTCGATCAAATGATCTGGCCAGATGACAACTTCGTAACCTTTGTCAATAACCTTTGCCATACGTTTGACTATTTCTGGGTTTCGTTTTTCATTATCGAAAACGAAGACAGCATCTTTATTGTCTATCAACTTCCAATCTATATCAGCACCTGCCATAGCGATTGCATTGTCAATAAAGAGACTATCAAATGGTCCTTCTGTTATGTAAACAGTTTTGTTGAAATCAACTCTATCTAATCCGAAGACTTTAGTTCTAGAGTCGTCAAGCATTATAGTAATGTAACGAAGTTTATCCTTTACATTAAGTGACCTCCCTTGGAAACCAAACCATTCTCCGTTCTCATCAATGAATGGAATAATAACTCTTGGGTGATCTCTATTGACATTTGTAAATGTTGGTTTTTGTGTGTTTACCCATGTGCAAAAGTTTTCAGCGTAGTATAAATCAGAGAAATATTTCTCTGGAATTTTTCTACCAACGATGTATTTTTTTGCAGGGTGCGATATATTTAGTGATCGGATATTGTCTAGATCTCCCTTCTTTTTGAATGTTGGTTTTTGAAAATCTAGTTTAGGTTCTGGAGCATTAAATCCTCCATGAATACCTTTTTTTGCTGTTGTACCTGCTTTGTATCTCTCCATAAGATACTCATCATAAAGGTCATTCGCATTATCTTTTAAGAAATTACTAAAAGACCTGCCTACACCACAGTTGTGGCACTTGTAGACAAGTCCTGAGTTCTTTGTAAAGAGATAACCTCTTGCTTTATTCTTGTATCTTTGTGAGTCACCACAATAAGGACACCTAAAATTGTAGGTACCCTCTTTGATCTTTTTAAATTTATCCAGTCTTGCTGATACTAGATTAGTATACAGTATGTCAATCACTAAGGTAGTTACTTAACTAACTTTTCTATTGTAGTATTTCCTGGATCATTTGTCAAGTTTCTCATAATCACTTGTCCAGGCAGGGATATGATAAAACTTATTACTACTAGTCCACCTGCTATAGTCCACATCTTTTTCTCCATCAATCTTAATCTATCATCCACCTTACGAATATCACGTTCACACCCTTTCTTTATGTCTCCTGTCTCTCTAGTTAAATCTTTATGCAGACTGTCTATCTTTTCAAATAGCACTGCGTCAATCCTATCTTGTTTGTCTAACTTTTCATTATGAACTGCCAGAAGTTGACCCATCTTTACAGAGTTATCCTGTAAAGATTCAACGACTCTTTCCAGTCTTTCTATTATTGCTGTGTTAATGTCAGACATTATCTCGTTGCGTCTTGTTCTGCCCCTGCCCTTGCTTGTTTCTTTAGTTGTTGAGTTTTCATTTGAAGTTGTTTTGCTAACTCCTGTTTTTTCATCTGTACTTTCTTCTTCTCAATAGCGATCTTCATCTGTGCTTGCTTTGCTTTCATCTGTGTATCGCCAGCTTCTTCCTGTACATTTCTCATATGTTTCATTCTCTTATCCATAAAGAACTTACCTGCATTGGCGGGAAGTATACGTTCTATGCTTATATCACCTCTATACTTTGGCATGATAGACATGCGAAGTTTCATTTTTAGTTCAGCAGGACTATTAGCATAGATTATAGTCTCTCCTACTGTAGGAATATTTACTTTGTATTGGTATAATTTGTTTGGTTCTTTAGGATTTTCTCTGGATTCTTTTTGTAGTTTTTTTCTTTTCTGAACTTTCTTTTTGAACTTCATGACAGGATCATATCCCGCATTAGGACCTGTTGCAGCAGCACTGCCACTGAAACCTCCTGTTCCTGCTGTCATCATTTCTTCGTTCATTAGATTTTGTCCAGTTCTTCTTGCAAAGTAGGATCGATGTCAAGGTCTGGCATCATTCCTATAGGATATTTATTCAAATAAAGTAATAGAGTCTTTAGTAAGCACCAGTATTCTCTTTCAAACTTGAAAAAGAGCAGTGGTGTTGCTGCTTCGCCAAAGACATTATAAAGTATGATGAGGTGATTCAAGATTAAAGGGATCCTCAAAGGACCCCCTCTTAAATATCTTTTCAGTAGACGTTTCAAGTATTTAAAACGCTTCACATCTTCATCAAAATCCTCTCGTGTAACACAATGAGGATTTTCATAATGTTTTATGGCGAACAGAATGTAGTTAGACTCATTCAGTTCGTCAAATTTCATAGGTTAGTTATTAACTACCGAATGTTAAGGTTGCTACTGCGGAAATAACTTCTGGAGCACCATTGTCTGAGTTAACTTTAACTCTGTACTGGTTACCATCATTAGATGCAGTCTGTCCTGTAAGTGCAAGGTTTGTGCTAGTTGCACCAGATACGTTAGAGAATCTTCCAGATGAAGATGTTCTCTTCTGCCACTGGAATGTTGCTGTACCACTGTTGGTTACAGATGCTACCACTGCGAATGTTGCTGCACCACTTGAAGTTGTCTTATCAGTGTTGTTTGTAGACAATGTAATAGTGTTTGCTGCGTCTGCTACGAGTGTGTCATCTGAGTCATCACCAGATGTTCCTGATGCTGCGTGTACAAATGCTAGATGCTCTGCCTTATGACGAGTTGCACCAGATACGTCAGTGTATGTGTGATACTTCCACCAACCAGGACCAGTGATACCACGAGTTTTGTTTGCTGCGATACCAACCTCAGTGCTATCGACAAATAATAACTCATATGAGTTTGTATCTCCTCCTTTTATCACAAACTCTGCTACTGCAGTTGGAGGGTTTCTTCTTACTGCGTTTGCTGCAGTAATAGTTGCAGTTGATCCTGCATATGCTTTGTGTAGTTCTAGTGCTGTTGCACTTGTTACTTGCTTGACAATATATGCAACACCACTGAGTTCCAATACGTCTCCGACCTTGACAAAATTGTCAGATGTGTCTGTAAAGTCCCCCGATGTAGTTACTGTGGCATCACCGTTGGTTACTCCAACATTAGTGCCCATTGCTTTTGCGTCAAGTACTCCGTAGATTGACATTTGTACTCCGTCGGTATTTTTCTATGTACTATTTAGCTTCCAACGCTTCTTTAACTTTATTAAAGAGTTCGTCGTCTGCTGTAGTTTTAGTTAGTTTAACTGCCTTACCAATAATAAGTAAGCAAATTTCTATTAGTTTTTCTCCAAGTTCCGCATCGTCAGGAATTTTCTTGACAGCAGAATCGATTACTTTGTATGCCAGTGGCATTAAAAACTTTCCAATCATGATTAAATCTTATAAGGTATACTATATGTATATGACTTATGAACCTAATCCTTTACCCTTGTCATAGTTATCTTTACCACCGTATCTTGCCATGGTATTTACATAGTCCTGAGTAGATTTAAACCCTCGTTTCTTAGCATCAGCAGCAGTTTGTTTCTTTTGATCTGCCATCTTCTTATACTTACCAGTACCTACAGTAGACTTAGCACCCTTAACTTTCTTAGGTTGTCCCCTCTTCATGATCTGATCTTTATACTTCTTCCTGATTATATCAAGTGCTTTGTCTTCCTCTTGTATATCCTTGGGTTTCTTTCCTTTCTTCTTCATGTCAATAGCAATCGCTGCCTGTTGTGCAGGATTTGCTGCCTCATGAGTAAACTTCATACCCTTAGTTGCTTTATCCTTAAGTGCCTGACGCTTCTTAGGATCCATTTTCTTTTCATAGTCTGCTAGTTTTGCAGCAAAAGATTTGTTATCCATTTTCTTGATAACTTTTCTATCTTCTTTGTCAGGTCCTGTGTATTCCTTTGCTTCATTCTTAGGACGACAATCATTGACGAGTTTACCACCCTTCATTTTCATGCCTACTTTCTTGTGTGTCTTCCAACACTCCGAGAATTTTAACAGTGAAGTCTCAACTTTGCTTTCTTTATCGCTTTCTTCTGAAACTTCTTTTTGACTGTCATACGGTTTGTTGTTTTGAATGAATGTGTTAAAACTATGTATAGTATTTTCATCTACGTCTAGGAAATTAACATACTTCCTGTGTTCTTTGTTACGCATTTTCTTTTTAGCAATAGCACCTGCGTCTCTTTTGAATCTATCTTTTGCAGTTATTTCATCTAACTGATCTAATGCTTTACTTGACCAATAGACTTCTGGTTCTTCTTTTTTCATGCCTTTATGCTTCTTCATTCTTTCAGC